CACACCGAATACACTTCATGATATATTCAACCCCAATGCTGAGTTAGATTCATATTTTCAACCATAGTAACGTATGTGCGATTTCCAGCCATAAACTTTACTTGGTCTGTCGGGCGAAGATTTCGGAATGATTCAGATTTCACCACCAAAACGATGTTCAGGTTATCTGGTAGTTTTTCCGGAATCTCGGTTCTTTCAATCGACATTATATAACAATCACACAGATGTTGTAAATTTTCATCTTTCTTCAGATGTATCTCGTTTGCATGATCGAAAATATAAATCTGTTGGTTGTTATACGCCGCGTTTGGAATGCCAGTCGTTAGATACTCTTTTGCCGTCAGGTATAGTGTCCTAATCCCCTTGAATCGTCCTTCGTCTGATATACGTTGATTCATCATCTACTCCTTACTTTCCGAAAATGCATCGATTAATATCTGTGCCTGATGCTTTGCTGTATCTAAAGATGTGATGCCCCCACCCTTCAATATTGAGTGATCTACATCCAACATCGTCATGATGGTTCGATCACACATTATCGCATTTTGATTCCATGGTTCAAATATTCCAACAGCATTGGCGGCATTCGTGATAATCGGTATGTCGAAAGATGCTCCGAAACTCACGATGTGCTGACCATTATTCTCGTTGTAAAAGTTGAAGAATTGTGTTAGGGCATCTTCCAGCAGTATTGGTTTGGGGGAGGACAACGCTTTCATTACTTCTTTCGGTTGTGCCCCCCACCATGACATCGTACTCTTCAATACATGAAGACCGCGTTTCTTACAATCATGGGCATCAACATTTACATAGAATTCCTCCGATAGTCCGGAATCATAGCGAAACATTACCGCCCCGATGCTCATGATTCCGGATGTTGGAAGTGTGCTGGTTGTTGATAAATCCACCATGCAATGATTTTTCTTCAAGAACTTCATGTGTTGTTTCTCACTTGAACATAATATAGGAACATGATACATCCCCTTTTACGGGGCGTCAAACTTTTTAACTCAACAAAGCGATCTTATCACAAACACCATACTGAAGAGCCTCTTCAGCGGACAGATAAACATCCTCTGGGGGAAGAAGATATTTTTCCACATCCTTCATCTTCATCCCTGTACATTTCTTATAAACTTCATGCATTCTGGAATTGGTTAGATCGAATTCCTTTTGAATGGCAAACAATTCGTGAGATTTTCCCAGACTTCCAGCCGAATATCTGTGACTGAGTATCGATGTATTCGGGGTCAAGATCCTGCGACCCTTTGTTCCATTCAAGAATATTAACAATCCTGCTGAAGAGATAGATCCAAGTCCAACCGTTTGAATAGGAATCGCAGAACTCGCCATAACATCGATAATAGCGAAGGCATCCACCAACGAACCGCCCGGACTATTGATCAACATATTCAAAACATCTGGGGGATTTTCGGCCAGATTCGACTCAATAATGTATTGAATTATATGTTGAGATGTATCCTCATTAATCTCCCCCCAAACCATGCAGAATGATGGTGTATTCTCCTTATTCATTCCCAACTTCATTAGCATACTCAGATCAAGCTTCTTAGCCATATTTCACAACTCCTATATTAATTTATCGGTATGCTTATTATATACTCAGGTTACATAACCATCTTCCGGCGTTAGAAATAATTCCCTTTCTGCAAGTCTCCTTCTAGTTAAACCATCCAAAACTCTTCCTCCAGCTTTGTTCCATGCCAGCAAAGCTTCTGCCGCACCTTCATAATCGCCACCATTCAATTTTCTCAAGAATGTACTATGATTTCCACTAGACAACATGAATATTCCATCTTTTCCTCCAGCTTTTCCCGGCCCAATGTTGTAGCAAGCACTGACGGTTGCAGAAAATTGATTTTCATTCAGATCGACCGTGACACACTTTTCAACCAATGATTCGAATGTTCGGAGATATTCCTCCAACCATTGTTCAGCTTCTTCTTTAGTGCAAGTTTGTCCGGAATATACTGAAACACCATTGACATGCGTACAACCCCATCCAATCGTCAGGATTCCAACCGCATCTAAATATGCAATTGATCGGAATCCTTCGAAAGATTTGATGAGATTAACTCCTGCCAGATTGGTTCGCATTTATTTCCTTTAGTTATTAAAGCCCTAGACGATGTTTAGTCAGCAGATACTCTTTACACAACCCAGATCGAACAACATCATCAATAGTGAAGTTTATCCCCCTGAATGATGCCATATGATCCAAAATATGATGGATCTTTTTCATTCCTGTGATTTCTGCCGATTTCGTCAAATCTGTTTGAGTGTCATCCCCACAGAGGATGATTTTACTGTTTCTCCCCACCCGAGTAATGATGGAGTCGAAAGAGTGAAAATCTAGGTTCTGATATTCATCAACAATGATGATAGCATTGTTGATGGTCATCCCGCGAAGGTATGCACAGGAGACAAACTCGTACAGTTTTTGTTCTTTGAGTTTTTCGTAGATTTTATCTTTCGAAGTATGGTCGAAAAGTTCGTTTATGATGCCGATGTATGGTGATTCTAGAACAGAAAGTTTCGTTTCCAAATCTCCGGGCAAAAAACCTACATCCGTCGTTGCGATTGGACTACGAACAACCACCACTTTCTCACACTCTGATTCTCTCATCAACACTTCTCGGAACGCTAAGAATAGGGACAGAAAACTTTTCCCAGTTCCGGCGCTTCCACTGCATACTAGATTATGTCCTTCTTTGAATTGTTCGAACATACGAGTTTGGTTTTCTGTGAGGGGGGAGAATTTCCTCAGATTTTCGGCCCTCACATTCTTCGTCGATACAATCTTCGGAATATCTTCGTCAGTATTTTCTCTCGTGTATGGTGAAAATTTTTCAAGAGTGGATTCACCATTAGTTGCTCTTTTGGCTCTCGGCTTCGAGACCGCTGTTTTTGTAGATTTAACACGAGTCCTAGTCACATTATCCCCTTATTAGTAATTTCGAATGAGAATTAAAGTCTCTCTTACTATATATGACACTCAATGAAGATGTTTCCAGAAAGCCCTTTCTAAGTGATTGTATGAGGTTGTGGAGCAATTATACCATCGAAAATTTATCCGACAAATTAATTTGGGAATCTGTATCCAGTAATCGCAGTACGACTAGACCAAAAATCTCCATGGAAATACGGAACACCATCAAGTCTCATTGATCTAGAACATCCGCAATGAATATATCGGCCATTTCTTACAATGGAATGGAAGTTCATTTTCGGCAACAGGAAGGCTCTTTCGGGATCATGCATCATCTTTTCACCAACGATGTACATGCCGCGATAACGGCTCACTTCAAACGCCCCAGACCAGTGTTTTGATCCAACACAGAACCCGGAGTTCGAGCGTGGATTTGCTGAAGAACTTCTCTCATCTGTGTGGGGGGCTTTACGATTCCCATCCTGACAGGATCACACAATGGAACAGCCGTCATAACACGTTCATAATGACCTTCCCCACAATCAGCGCAGGGGGTGCCGATTGGTTCATCACGATTGTCTATCTTCAAAATATATTCGGCTTCAGATCGGCACGCTGTACAACGAAACAAATATGTCGGCATTATTTTTTTGTCCTGAAAATTGGAGTGATGTTATCGGAGCGAACATAATCATACTTCTTCATGATGGATTCAATATCATCCACTTCAGCCATCAAATGAATATGACATTGACCACCGGGAACGATCACATCATCCTGTTCGATCAAGTAGTGCAATACCACAGGATTCAACGACAATTGCTTCAGGAAAGGATTTCTCATGATTTCACCCATTGACGTAATTAGGAAAAACTTTTGCCACAAGATCGGCGGTGATGTTCGGATACAATGATTCAAGATTCTTGTCTTTGCAACAGATCAGAATATCCGCATCGCATGGGGGAATCGCTTCACAGACATCGATGAACAGTTTTTCCTTCTTGATCTTGGTGGCGGGACTCTGTGGGGTGCAAGCCTTCAGATATGTAATCTGTGTAGCCAGAGGCGATTTCAAGTCCGGATGAATCTCTGTGTCACGCTTGAATGGGGGCGCACCTTCAGGAAGATCCAGCTTGATTCTCGGATTGAACGCCAGATAGAACAACATGTCAAATGGCTTATTCTTACAATGCTTTTCGATCAGAGCCAAACGAGCTTTCTCTGTAGAAGCATCGTTGATCAATTTCAGGAAATCTGCAACAAAGTGGGGTTGCAAAGTTTTCGCTTTCACTGCTTTCATAATCTCAGTCCTCTCTTCATATTCATAAAATGGTGACGCAAACAAACTCAATGCACTGTTAAAACCCGTTGATATTTTCGAGAAGAATCCGCATTCTGTTGGAACTGAAGAATGCCATGAGTTTCGCTTTCGATCCTCTTTTTTCATAATTCACATAAGCCTCAACGATACTTGTATTTATGTTCTCCGGAATGAACTCGAAATCAATCAAAGTCTGATTGCGGATATAGTTCTTTCTCTGTTCATCATTTTTGCAAGCATCTATACCTTTGTCGACAAATTCTGCCAGTATGGCCTTCGTCATCGGAGATTGCTTTACTCGTTCAATGGTGTTTTCTGCTCGACGTTTTGACCAATCATCCGATGTTAGCACCGAGCAAATATTATCCCCATCGTCTCCTCGGGCGATCTTCTCCAACAATTCATTTCTGGGATTCACTGATTTCAGGAAACGCTTTCTCTGATTGTCCCATTGAATGACGTTTTTATATTTCTGAAGTGATAAGAAATCTCCATCCCCCGAAACGACTACAATTTTCTGAGGCTCATCAATTATCAAACCTTCTTGGAAAAGCTCATTAGATTGAAGATACTTTACCATACAAGCAATGATGTCATCCGCCTCACAGTTATCTACCTCCAGTAACACATAGGGGAAGTGTTCTCGAAGGTCTTTCTTCACTTCTTTGATGGAGGCATATACGATATCCCAATCAATCTTCGACTTTTCCTTGGCATGTTTCCGATGCCCCTTATACCATTGGAAATAATCTCTCCTCCAGTATGTTTCGGCGTCGGCACACAACACCATCTTTCCATATTCTTTTCCAAATTTTTGATTGATCGAGAGAAGAGTGGAGAATGCCATATGCTTGACGAGATTTTTGGCATCAACTCCGGGGCGCTCCAACTCATGACTTAGATCCATAATGCATG